TTAACATTTGCCCCAAAATATAATTTAAGGCCAATTATTGAGCCCAACGGGCAATTTTCTGCCGAAAATGCCAACGAGGTATTTGAAAAAGTGAACAAAAACGCCTTGTTTCACGACACGCACGCAAGTCTTTCTGCCCTGCAGCTCGCTTTTGCAAATCCACCGGTAGGCGCTTTTGCATATTTGCTGGATGGCAGCCATTATCATTGTGTGAGTGTTGGTTGGAAAAAAAGCCCCGGGATTTCCCCTTATGATTTGGCCGTGCAAAACGGATATGTGGGGGATGTGGTTTCGTGGTTGGAAAGTTTGAAGGGAGAACCCGGAACAGGTTCCATTGCCAACCCTGCACCCACCGAATTGTTCATCTTCACCCCAAACTGGCAAAGCGGGTTGACCTTTTTAGCCTTTGCCGTATGGGTGAAAGATGGCATCACTTACAACGATACCAGGGAAATAACACTGAGCCCCGCAGATGCCACGCTGGATAGGTTTGACCTTTTTGTTGTCAACCTAACCACAGACCAGCTGGAGATTATTGAAGGAGTTCCCGGCAACCCTGCAGTAGAACCATCCTACAATCCGTTGCTTTTTTTGGGCGGAAGTTTCGTGAGCGTGAAAGCCGCTGCAACCACTCCCGAAAATGTGACTGCTACCCCTATCTGGACAGAAGGTGCCGAATGGCTCACTACCGGTGCAGGTCCTGATTTTGATTTTGCGAATGTAGAAAGCCCTGCCACCGGTACTTATTCCATCAAGGTAATTTCGCCCCTGGGCAATAGCCAAGCGCTGCCTTTTATACCACCTGCACCCGTTACTGTTGTGGATGGAATGGGAATATCTTATAAAATAAAAAACATCACAGGCGGCGATTACAGATGGTTAATTGGAGGTTTAAAATCCAACGGAAAAGCGGGCAGTATTTGGATAAACCCGCCTTTAAATTATTCGGATTCTTCCTTAGTATATCAACTCCTGAGCGTTATTATTCCGGCCGGGCTGGCAACCATAACAAAAATAAGCCTGGTGGCCAATGTTGATGGTTTGGAATATTACCTGGATGATGTTCGCCTGGTTACCGGGGGCGGGAATATAGTCGCGGGCGGTGCAACCAAGGAATACGTGGATTTTCAGGATGAAAAAATCTACCAATACATTATAGATCTTATCCTGCAGGGGGATTGGGCAGAAAACCGCTATGCTACCGTTTTGGGTATGCTGGCAGATCAGGCCAGCCAAACCCTGAACAAATTCCAGTTTGTTCGCGATGCCACCCAGGACACCAGCGTTTTATCTGGTTGGGCGGCTTATGAATTGACCGGGGCAAAAACCACTTCCATTGCCAATTACAGGAAGTTGACTTATAAGGAAACCTTTGACCTTGCCACAGGTGCAGCAGCTACCCTGGCAGCCGCAAAAGCATACGCAGATAGCTTGGTCCTGGGTGGTGGAGCCTGGAAAGAAAACGAATACCCCACCATCACAGAACTGCTCGCGAACCAAGCCGGTCAAAATGTAGGGAAATTACAGCACGTTCTGGATGCTACTATAGATGCTACCGTTACAACAGGATGGGCGACATACGAACTTTTAGGGGCAAAAACAGGCGTGCTTGGGGATTACAGGAAGTTGAGCGAACAGGAATCTTTGGATTTAGCTAGTTCAAGTTATCAAACCGAAGTAGTGGCCGCCACCGCAAAAACAACTCCTGTAGATGCAGATTTACTTTCAATATTAGATAGCGCTGCAGCAAACATCATCAAAAAAGTTACATGGGCCAATATAAAGGCAACTTTAAAAACGTATTTCGATACGCTTTATCAGGTTGCTTTGGTAAGTGCCACCAACATCAAAACCATAAATGGGAGTAGTGTGTTGGGATCAGGGGATTTGACAGTAACAGCAACCCTAGAACCTGCCCAAGTAACAGTAACCACAGCAGTTTCTTTCAATACCGAATTGGCAAGCGATGGGGCTTATTCTCAAAATGGTAAGAACGTATTAATCCAGAACGGCACAAATGCCATTAATATCACTGTAGGCGCAACAGCAAACGGGGTGTATTCATTTCAGAAAGAAGGCACGGGAGCCATTACATTTTTAGCGAGTGCAGGGAAAACAATCAGGCAGGTAGATGCAACGGCTGTTATGAACGGGGCAGTTGGAAGCACGGCAACGGCTTCGGTTGTAGGGACGGTCATTTCATTACGAATTTCAAACGCGGTATAATATGAACCCAATACAGTTTTTTGAATATGGGAGAAAAAAAGGGCAAGCACCCAATACCTTCATTGGTGGGGTTTCTGCTACAATTAATACTGCTCAATTATTGGCTGATAAACTCCAAAATTATCCAAGCGGGTCAGCTTTTTCGGCTTCCAATATTCAGAATTTTACCATTGTAGGGAACGATGTTGAATGCTATATAGGTGTAGATTACACGGTTAATTTAGGGGGCAACACTTCTTTAATAGGCTATCGGGAAACTGAACCTAAATTACGGGGGTTTTATTTCGTGGGATGCACTAATTTAACTGGTGATTTAATTTTTAAAGGAATCACCGAACTTGACGGGGCAGGGGCAGGAAATAGACGAATGCAAAGTATCCAAAGCGCAATTATTAATCTGGAAAATTGCACGAGTATCGGGGATTATGTTTTCTATCAAAAAACAACAATCAACGGTGTTTATTACTTGCCTAAGTTATTGACTTTAGGAAACACGTTAAATTCAGAAAATCAATTCACGTTTAGCGGTTTTACGAATAGCATTATCTATGTTCCAATTGCATTGCAAACCGTTAACGCTGGTTCCCCAGATGGTGATTTAACTACGGCTGTGTCAAATGGGGCGACAATCCGGTATATACCAAATTTCACGGCTTCAAACCCAATTACAAATTTAAGTGTCGGCAATGTTTACGGATCTGCGATCCAGTTAATTTTCACACCTCCTTCAAGTACCAATACAATTGATTATTACAACGTTAAAGTGGACGGGGTTGTTGTTAAAAAAATAACTGGCAGCGGGCAATATATAGATGGCTTAAATTTAACCACAACCTATTCAATAGAGGTTGTTCCAGTGGATATTTACTTCAACAAAAGTACTTCTAACATAATCTCACAAACTACATCTTCAACATACATTATTCCCACCGCAAATTTAGTTTCGTATTATAAATTAAACGAAGTGTCTGGAACGGTTGCTGTAGATAGTGTTAATTCAGAAAATCTAACACTTACCAATTTAACGTTAAATCAAACAGGTTTAGTCGATAAATCAATGTTATCAACTGTAGCATCGAGCAGAGCAAAAACAACGGCAGCCGCAACATCCATTAATGGTAATTTTTCTTTGTCAATTCTATGTTATAGGACAGCTAATGGCACGGGTGGAAATAATGTTGTTGCAGACCAAGGGGATTATGGGTCAAATTCAGGGTTTGGAATATGGATGAACGCCTCAGGGGTGTTGTCGTGGCGTATAAATCAAAATTTTAATCATTATGTAGCAGCGGCTACTTTGCCTTTAAACCAATGGGTTTTGGTAACTCTCGTGTATAATGGCGTTACAATAAAAATATACATGGACACGGTTGAAAAAATATCGGCTGCCATTACCACAAACCCAAACCCGAGCAATTCAAGAACATTATTCAATAGAGGGGCGTCCATTGAATCTTTTATAGGCAAGGAAGAAGCTGTCGGATTTTGGAATCTCGCTTTGAATCAAGGTCAAATTTCAGAAATAAACTCAAAACTAAAATCAGGACAACATTTAATATAAATTATTATGCTAAAACTAAGGACAAAAACAGAATTTTCAGTAACGCCTCCAAAAGCAAGAATCCCTATCAATGTAATAGTGAGGTTTATTATTGAACGGGTAATTTTCGATAAAAACACCATCACTCCAGAAGGTTATTATTATTACATAGATACAAACGGAAGTATTGTAAAACTGGATAGCCTTGGCACGAATGCCCCGAAGTCAATAGATATGGTTATTCAAATTGAAAACAATGAAATGGTTCCATTGCTCACTTCCAACATTAATATAATTGCCAATGTATTACAGCGATTGGAAGAATTTACAGACTTGCAGCAAGAGGTAGAGATAGGAGAGAATTACGGCACTTCGCCTAGTGATTGGGAAGCAGATATAGATATTGTATGAAAGCCGCCGCCACCCACATAGGACGTTTCCTGCTCGGTTTATTGCTTAAATTCATTGGCATTATTCTTTTGCCTATAGTCTCCATAGCAGCGAAGATCCATTATTTATCCACGCTGAAAAAGCGAAGGAAAAATATTGGGGAAATCCTGATCGAGAACGGAGAGCAATCCAAGCAGACAGGAGTTGGATATGACATCCTTGGCAATATTGTAGGTGGGGAATTCTTTAGCTGGCTTTTCCTGAAAAAGCCTTCGCAGTTTCCATTTGGTATAGCGGGCGAGAAAATGAGCACGGTGATAGAACTGAATTTCAAGCTGGACAACCTGAGTGAATGGGGTTTGAATCTTCGATATGATTTGAATAATTTGGAATTTGACCACTGCGAGCAATCCTTACAACACGATTTGAACAAGGCGTTGAATTTTATAGATAAGTACAAGAAAATTCAGGTAAAATTTGAAACAATGGAGCGTACCAAAGAATTTATGGCAAAATATAACTAATGAAAATCCTCGCTTACATCCTGATCCTGTTTTGTTTCGGCTCCTCTTCCGGGCAGGAAGTGCCGTCCAATGATCAGGAGCTGTCCAATGCCGTGCTGGAGGAATTCATTCAGCTTGGCCTGGACAATGGGTTTTATGCCAGGTACCACATCGAGCAGAATTTGGCTTCCATTCAATTTTTGCCCTGGAGGGAATTCAAGGAGTTCCTTCCGCAGGATCCAAATAAAGATGGCAGCGTGGGTTTATGCGTCAATTATAATTTAAACGTATATCAGCGGCGGATGCTTGTCAACAGCAAATATCTGCCCCGCAAAGAGGTGATCAGGAATATTATATTCCACGAACTGGGGCATTTTTTTGGCCTTGTCCACGACAATAGTGTCGTAGACATCATGAACAAAAAGCTTGCTGTAGATTATGAACCAACAGCTGGGGAAATAGAAACCTTTTTCAGGAAAATAAAAAACGTGCCCCCAAATAAATATATGCTTCCCGTCAAATTATTAACCCCCAATTCCGCCACAAAATGAAAAAATTTCTACTCCTATTGATTTTATGCCTTTCCGTTTCAGGTTGCGGCATCGCCCAGGTGACTCAAAAACCACTGATAAAAGTCAGGGCAACCGTGAGCACCATCGTCAATGACATTGCCGTGCTGGACACTTCGGAAGACTTCGATTACCAGGCTTTTGCCGGGGATCTGGAAATATATAAAGAATACCTGTTCCTTCTGGATATCGTGGATTGTGGCCAATGCCAAATGAGGAAGGCTGTAGTCGTGTGGTACAGGATAACTCCTAACCAGGCACAAAAGGATATGAATGATATCCCGGATGATCTCAGGAAGAGAATTAAATAATTAGAATCCCCCCAATAATGTTTAAAACTACGTTTGTTTTTTGTGCCTTATCAAATTGGATTACCGGCATAGTTGCCTTATCAACCAAGAATTATGCCTGGGCAACTATTGCTTCATTTTTGGTTTCAGGATCTGCCATCACCATTGAATTCTTTTCAACCAGAGAAGTATTTGGAACTACCAGCCTTGTTTTGATAATGGTTTTCCTTACCATCCTTGGCAATACGGTTTCAGGCGTGTGGAAAAACAACATGAAGGCCCGGCTATATTTTGCTGCAGCGCAAAAGCACCCATTTGATACCAAGGAGCGAAGGCTAAATATGCGAAGATGGAGGAATCACAAATTTGAGTTCAAAAAAATAATGTTTGTATTCTTCAAGGGGTTTGTGTTCCTATCGTATTTAATGATGGTGAAGGCTTTGACTTCTGACAGTGTAGGCGGTAGCGGGGAATGGGAAATTCAGGCCTTATATATCACCACCGAAAGCCTTATACGCATTCCAATAGCGCTATTTTGGTATTATGAATTCAAGAGCATCGGGGAAAATTCAGAATATATAACAGGTAAGAAAAAAGTAAAGATTTTCACAATTGTCGGTTGGGTTTTTGAACCGGGTATTTTGAGATTTAAAAGCGGAGAATCCCACGCTGAATCTATTCATGATAATAATGATTTTGATACGAGATACAATAAAAACAACCGAAGATGAACCAATTACAATTATTCCAAAAAAAACATTGTTTAGATCCTGATGGGATCATGGGAAAGAACACGCTACGAAAAATGAAGGAGGTATTTTTTATTTCTTCCAATGCCAAAATAGCTCACTTTGTAGGACAGATGGCTCACGAATCTATTGGATTCACGGCTTCGGTTGAGAACCTGAATTATTCTGAAAGCGGATTGCTGAAAACTTTCAGGAAGTACTTCAACAGGGAATCCGCCGCCAGATATGCCAGAAATCCAGAAATGATAGCCAATAAAGTGTATGCCAACCGAATGGGCAATGGGAACGAATCAAGTGGGGATGGGTGGAAACACCGCGGGCGTGGTCCATTGCAAATAACAGGATATAACAATCAAGAGCAATTTGCCAATAAAATGAAGGACTTACGGATACTTGAAAATCCTGCTGTGATATCTAAAAAATATTATTTCGATAGCGCATTGTTCTTTTTTGATGAAAACAACCTGTGGCATTTATGCGAGGAAGTGGACAATCAATCCATCATCAACCTCACAAAAAGGATTAATGGAGGCACGAACGGACTTCAGGACCGCATTTCCCTGACCAATAAATATTATGGGATGTTATGAAACTCTTTTTTAAAATATTCGCTTTAGGCTGCGCAATGGCAGTGTTAATAGCTTCGGTTATCGGGTTATTTATAATACAAAGTTTATGAAATTTGAAGCTAAAGACATCATATATATTGCCCTGCTGATTGGAGCGGGGTACTTGATTTTTAATTTAAATTCTGAATTGGCCGGGGCCAACGCTTCCATAAAAACCTTCAACAATAAAATGGAAGATCAGAAGGCTGAGAATTTGGAAGCTTATAGCATTTTGGAGGATAAAATCAACTCACAGGTTGACTTGACCCAAAAACTGCAAATTGACATCAATTCCCTGGAGGATTCAAAAAATATTATTTATCAAAAAAGCAATGAAAATAAGACTATTATTAATAGCATTCACAATGCTGACAGCCTTGCCGGTATTATCTCAAGAAGATACCGTTAAACTTCCGTTTGATATCGCGAAGCGGGTTGCCCTTGATCTTGTGGAACTGGATGAACTCCGGGCAACCAGCCTGATCAATACGCTTATAATCAGCAAATATAAATCTTCAGATATCTTGCAGAAACAAACCATTTCAGATCAGGCCCAGCAAATTCAATTGATATTCAAAAACCTTGGCATTACCGAAACTCAGCTAAAAGCCGAAAAGGATAAAAAGCCGGGATGGTTCCGGCGGTTCCTTATTTTAATAGGGGCAGCTGGGCTTGGATATTTGATTGGAGCAGCCCTATAAATCGTATTCAATAATTTTTAACACCTATTTATAACAATTTGTATTAAATGTTATATATTCGTTCAAACATCCCCCCTGTGAACAAACAAGTAATTCCCTTCCCCCTCCCTGAGCATTTGAACGAATTCGTGATTTCCCAGCTCAACACTCCGGTTCAGGAACTGGAAGATGGCCGCCAAACAAAATTGCTTCACATTAGGCGGGACAGTGAATTTGGAAAGTTGATCCATCGCTGCCTTAAAAAATCCAACAAACCCGCATTTGCCAAAGAAGGTTTTACGATGTTCCTGGCGGTTTCAAATTTTGCAGGGGATCATGACAAAGCTGTTCCCGGGGGAAAATATTCATTTTTATGCCTGGGCGAGGAAGAGATCAAAGAAATAGTTTCGGTTTTTGACACCTGGTTTAAAACCTGCCTGATCCATTTTGTGGATGGGGCCGTTTTTGCCCATACCTTCAACGGAAAAACCAAGGGAATTGTTCACGCCGCCATCACGGAGTTTATGGATTATTACAAAATTTCCAACTCAAAAACAAAATTTGACACCTTTGTCAAGTATTACGACCGGGAAAAAAAGGCGAAACGCCAGCAATTACAGCGGTTCACGTGATTTATCGAAGCTGTGTCCTTTTTATTTTGGCGTTTTTAGGGGATTTTGGTCATATTTTGTCCAAATATCAACGCAAAATGCCATTCGAAATTTCGGTTATCTCATTCTTTCAAAATTATTTGTCCTTTTCTCAGGAACTCGTATAACCTATTATTGTTTCTCACTGTAAAGTAGAACAATGTTTTCTCATTCAGATTCTGAAATTATTTCATCTACCTGGGCATTATCTGAACAACATGCGCAAGCCTGGTTGTTCATGGTTGCCCAAATCCTCCAGGGAAAACAACTCCCACAAGCTCCATCAACTCCCTCCAAAGAATCGCAAATTGAAATGCGGCGCTTTATTGTTGACGGAAATGGGGATTATATCAACAGGAACGAGCATCCCAACACGCCCGAGGGCAGTATTGGCGTAGTACAAATTGCCGGGCCTATGGTGAAATATGGTTCCTGGTCCAATTGGGGATCTGATGAACTCGTTTTTTTTGCAGAACAGTTTGACCGCGACCCCAATATTATAGGACAAATCTGGCTAATGGAAACTCCCGGGGGAACAATGACCTCCATTGCACCATATCTGGAATTCCTGAAGAAAAAATCAAAACCCGTTATTGGCCTTGCCGATATTTGCGCCAGTGCCGGCCTTTATGTAGGTGTTGCGACAGATAAGCTATATGCCCGCAACAATATTTCGGCAATGTTCGGAAGTGTTGGGGTAATGGCCACAATTGTTGATTATACCGAATATCTTAAAAATCTGGGGGTAAAAGAACATGCGATCTACTCTAGTGTGTCCTCATTTAAAAATAAAAGTTCCAAGGAAGCCCTTAAAGGCGACTATTCGGAATTTAGAAAAGAACACCTGGATCCGCTCGCGATCCAATTTCAAAATTTCGTTAAACAATCCTGCCCAAACTTAAAGACAGACGTGGAAGGCATTTTAAAAGGAAAGATGTTTTATGCCGAAGAGGCAAAAGAACACGGATTGATTTCTGGAATTGCAGATTTTGAAGAAGCAGCTGAACAGGTAAAATTTCTGGCGGGTGCCAGATCATTTATGTTTCAATAACCAAATACTTAAAAACCAATGAAAAAGTTAGCAGCAATGTTCCCGCTGATTTTTGCCTTCCTGAACATCAACATGGAGGACAAATTGAAAGCCAAGGAAACCCTGGAATTGTCCGCAGAGGACAAAGTTAAACTTGATGCGGCCGCGAAAATTGAAGGCTTCGCAGAAAAGTTTAGTAAAGATTACAACACGGCCCTTGCCAATGAAGACACTGATGAAGCAATGAAGCTTGTGAGTGCTTATATGAAAGAGGCCGGAGGAGAAGATGAACCTGTGGATAAAACAGGAAAAGAAACTTCTGTGGAGAAATCAGCAACCGCCGATGTTAAAAAACTTATTTCCCGCCAGGCGCAGCTTGAAGGTGAAATGAAAGTTTTGAGGGCCGAAAACAAAAAAATGTCTGAAACCCCAGAGGGCGATGATCTAGTCGAAAAAATTAAAGGAAGTGCAATGAAGAATTCTAAAATGGCGCATTCCAAGACTCACTTGTTTGCGAGCAATGATCCTTGGAACGAATTTGCCGGCAGACCCTGGAACGAGGCAGCCAAACAGGCTTTGGCAGGTGAAAGCATCACTGCAGCCACCAACTGGACAGAAACCGCCAACATTGACAAGTTGAATTCTGATATTCAGGCTTATTTCCGTAAAGATCCTATGTTGGTTCATTCTACCCTGTTGGACGGGTTGCAAATGAAGAAATATGTGGAGCTTGTAAGTGGGGTAAGTGATGAATATGTGTACACTACCATTGCAACAGGTGAAATCACTCAATCTTTAAAATCCAAATTCTTACCAAAAAACAAAGCGAAGTTTGAGGCTGAAATTGGAAAAGTAAGGGATATCCAAATAGACATGCTGTTTAAAGGATATGAGTTGAAAAAACTTGAAAAATCTTACCTGAAAAACATTGCTTCTTTGGGAATTACAGATTCCAACCCTCACAAACTTATTTATGTGAATTATGTGGTTGCCGAAATTATGAAGCGTGCACGTAAGGAGGATAAAATAGTGATGGGACGTGGAGTTTACTTCAGTGATCCAGACAGAACTACTCCTGCCAGCTTTATGAATAATTTTGATGGCTTCGTTAAATTGATCCTGAGAGCAAGAGGCACTAAATACAACGCATTTAAAGTTGGGAAGCCTACCTCTCAAAATATTTACGATTATATAAATACCATGTGCGAGCTCTTGCCGCATGATGTGAAGATCCTGCCTGAATTGCAATATGTTCTTTCTCCTTTCTGGAAAAGAAAATACAACGAAGCCAGGAAGAATATTTATGGAGGAAATACCAATTACACAGGTGATACAGATACAGTAGATAATTTTGCCAATATAGAATTGGTTACTTATGACCAACTTGAAGGCGAAGATTTGATGTACATCACCACAAAAGACAATGAGTATGGTTTGACCGATAAGCCGGGAGAAGATGGATTTATCCAGTTTCAAAAAGGTGGGGAAGATCCAAGGGACATCAAAGCTTTTGGAGATTACAAACTGTCTACTTTTATTGCCGTATTTGGACGTAAACAATTAGATCTGGCAGCAGATAGTTATGAAAACCAATTGTTTTTCTCTAACGATGTGGAAGCATTGACAACTACTTATGTACCAGTTGCCGCAGATGATGCCACACCTTCACTTGCTATTCACAATTCCCTTGTGATAGGAGCAAATAACACACAGGCCACAGACATCACCACTTTTGATGATGCAACTGTTGGATCACGGGTTTATGTAACAGGAAACAAGGACACTTTAGTTTCTACTGTTAAGAATAACGCGAACATTATTCTTGCATCCGGAGATTTTGCCTTGACCAATGGATCCTTACTGGTGCTTCAGGCATTGGCAGGAGGAAAATTCATTGAGATAAGCCGGAAAGTTGCCGGAGCCGCAGCGCCTGTTGTGGAGATAGCACTTGCTGCTGATGCCACTACCGCTGATGCTGCTGATGGTACTTCATTCGTGACCGTTGCCAACACTGTAGCAACTGCCATTACAAACATTGACAATGCCGTTGTTGGAGAGCAATACACCATTAAAGGTGGATCTGCTACCAATGCGACCACCATAGCCAGCGCGGGGAATTTCTTCCTTTCAGCTGCTATAACCCTTAATGTGGGTGTATATATCACTGTAGAATTCAACGGAAGCAAGTTCATAGAAGTTGCCCGAGGATAGTTATAACGCCCCTGGGAAACCGGGGGCTTTTATTAATCTTTAATATTAAAAAAGATGTCATTTATAAAAGTAAATATCCCGAAAACCAATATTGCCGGGGCCGGAGCGGCTCAAGGAAAAAACACCAATATTGTTTTATTTGATTGGGCAGATGTATTGAGCACTCCAACCAGGGACAGTAAAGGAATAAAAATGGCGGGGAGTTTTGTCTTCAAGCCGGGAAAATATGCCATTAAAATATATGCTACTTCCAGTTCCATTTCCTTGCCACGTTCAAGCGAGGGCGAAGAAGATTCCATGTCTTTCCAGGCATTGCCAGAATTCACTCATCCGGGTTCTCCTGTAGAGCTTGAAGAAATGTTGGCCAATTTGACCAACAGGGCACTTGGTTTGGCCGTGGAAGTTGGGGATTGTGACGGCAGTGAAGCTCCTTATTACAAAGTGTACGGAAGCCGCTGTAACCCATTGAGCCTTATGGTTGAAGGGACAGATAACAATGAAGGTGTGAAAGACCTTATCAAATTTCAGCAATTCAGAAGAAGTCAGAGTTTACCGGGACGTTACTACAGTAATTTCACTTTTGACGAAGCCAATTTGGTTGCTGTTGATGCCGTAGCTGTAGATGTTGCAGCAGGAGATGGTGAATACCAACTTCAGGACAACACCATAGCAACTGCAATTGCCGATCTTACCAATGCAGAACACAACGGTACTTATACCGTGATAGGCAGCGGTGGGGCCAACCCAGCAACTATAGCATCTGGAGGAAACTTTATCCTTGCAGCCGCTACGGACTGGACAGGACTTGCCGGGGCGCGTATCACGCTTAAAGCATACGAACAGGCCGCTGGCGTATTCGTGTTCTTTGAACATAGCAGAAGTGCATAGTTAGTTAGTTAGTTAGTTAGTTAGTTAGTTAGTTTTTTTAGTTAGTCAGGGGAAATCCGCTTTCAGCAATGAGGGCGGATTTTTTTTATGGATAAAATTCGTGCGCAACGGCCCTGATTCGTGCAAGTCGTGCGTTTTGCCGTGCGCAAAGAAACCCTGTGATTACAAGGGTTAAGCTCAGGTTATTTACTTGTGCGCACGATTGCACAGCTTTTTGACCACTTTTCGAGAGGTGTTGTTACCTCTTATGTCCTTTTGTTACCTTCTTCAAAATGCTAGGTTTGATATTCAAGATATAAAACACCAAAAAATCAGCATTATGAGCCACAAGCAACGTGTGATCGACTTCATTAAATTTGACCGCAGCCTCACCGGGGGCAAGAACCTTTACAATTCCCTTCCAAATAAATCTTTATCCTTCCTGGGCAGCTTTAATAGGATGAACGACACTGAGGCAGAGCGCAAGCGTATAGCTTATGAATTATGCAAGGCCGTGGGGCTTGAAGAAAGGCAAATGCTGGCACTTTGGGGAACCAAGGTGCAATCGCAACCGGAAGAGGAGAAAGAGCAGCCTGAGATGGTTGTGGTAGATCCTTCAAATGATATTTCTTCAGGCATAGCTTATTTATTAGCTTTTAATCCCGCTACCGCAGAGTGGAAAGAGATTCAGGAATTAGCAGGCGCATTATCTGATGATAGTGAACGCGATCCTGAAGGCCGTAAAAAGGTAGATTTACTTGCCTTTATAAAATCGGAAAGGGAACTGGCAATTGTGGAAACTTCAAAAGAAGTTCCTATAGAAGTCAAGAAAACCATAAAACTGCGGGAGCAATTTCCATTTTTAAGGGAGAAAGATTGTCCGGACGTATTAAAACTCCTGATAAATGAAATGATCACTGCTTATGAAAAATACAAGGCAGGGCGCAGTCAGTTGTTCGCTTCGCTTACCGCTGAAGAAGAGGGATTGTTGTCCCGTGATATAGTCGATAATTTCATCGAGAACAAACAGGCTTTTGCTGAACTGGAGCATTATAAAAACAACGGGCAGATCCTTGGCGCTCATCCAATATTCGAAGCGCAAAAAATCAAGGAAGAACTGGATGCTTTAAATGCCGAAGAGTTGAGTTTGAAAGCCAGTGCCCTCAGGAAAAACATTTCTACCAACAAGAGGAAATCGGGTGAAACCGAAAATGTGGAAGACCAGGCGAAGTATGATGCTGCCGTGGAATTATATAGCTGGCAAGCTCAATATGTAAAATCCTTGCTCAAAAAGAAATAATTATGAATGCAAAAGAAGCACGAGCAAAGTCGCTGGAAAACCAAATGACCAGGGAAGAAGCTTTAAAGGAAATTAAACTTCAAGCTGAAATTGGTTTTACTAGTTGTATTCTTTGTTTCGGAAAAAACCTAAGCGATTCAGCTGCTATGGAACTTATGAAAGATGGGTATAAAATTAGTAAGCATATAGATCCTATGAACGGATGTGAATTCTATAAAGCTGATTGGTAAATGAATTATGACAATGCCATCTAACAAAATGATATTGAATGAACTGGACAGCCAGCTCCTCGCAGATGTGAGGAAGCTGGCTTCTTGCAATTTTGGCCCCAGTGATATTGCCTTGAAACTGGGAGTGAACAAATCCAGTTTCCTGAATATCTGGCGGGACAAGAAATCTACTATTCGGGAAGAATATGAAGGCGGGCGGTTGGATATTCAGTATATAAAATTGAAGGCTTTAAAGAAGGAAGTCAAATCCAGAAATATTACGGCCATCCAGATCCACGATAAGATGGTTTTGGAAACCGAATTTGAAACCAAGAAAAAAGAAATATTCGGACTTGAGTAAGATCATGGAGAAAATAGCAGAAGGCGAACATTATCAACTATTGGAACAATGGTCGGGTGATGAGAGCGTGGTCCTTCCGGATGAAATCCACGACTATGTGAAACAATTGGAATATGCCAGGGGTTTTATTTATTCCGGCGCTTCCCCCAATAACGCATCCAGAAAATTAAAGCTTCATTTCCCAGATCTTTCCATGAAGCAATCCAAATCCCGCGTACGGGATGCCGTGGAGTACTTTTATATTGATGGGGACTTAAAAAAGGATGCTTACCGCCATATACATTACGAAAAGCAGATGTCGGCAGCGCAATTGGTTTTGGAAACCGCAAAGTGTGCAAGCGATATAAAGATTGCTTCCGATATTTGGGTGAAGGCAGGAAATCTCAAACAACTGCACCTGCCGGATGTAGAACAATTCCCGGAAGGAATGTTTGAACAGAAATATAAGATTTACTCTTTAGATACTTCAGATGTTGGCCTTCCGGAATTGGCAGACAGGAACAAGCTGGGGGCAATGGTTGATTTATTCAATATTACAGAAGCGGAAAAAATTCGTTTAAAACAAGATGGCGGAGTAATACCTCGCGAAATATTAGATTTTAATGGCCAGAAAGAGAGCAGTCCCGAAGAATGAACTGGATGTTGAACTGCGTTATGCCAACTGGCTTGCGCAGACAATATTAATGCTCCAACCCAAAAACCTTGGTTTAGTGGCAGGCCGTGGGGGAGGAAAAACCACGGAGATTGCCGCACAACGCTTTCAGGATATTTCTTATGATATGCCGGGTTGTTATATTGCCCTTTCCAGTGATACTTTTATGAATGCCAGGAAGAACGTGGTCCCTTCATTAATTGAAGGTTGGAAACGGAACGACTGGATGGAAGATTATCACTTTGTAATCAACCGCAGACCTCCTTCATTTTTTGATAAGCCATATAAAGCCCCGATAGAATGGAAGGATTCTATAACTGTTCACAACGGCACCCACTTCAAAGTAATTTCCCAGGACAGGCCCTCGGGCGGTGCCGGGGATTCTTATCAGCATGTAGGTGGGGATGAAGTAAAATTCCAATCGGAAAGGAAAATAAACAAACTCACCCCGGCGGTTCGTGGGGGTGAAATCAAATTCCGAAAATCCCCGTATTATGGTGGGCGGACTTTCATGACGGATATGCCAAATACAAACCACGGGGAACACGACTGGATCCTTCGGATGGAAAAAAATATGGATGTCGAGCAAATTACTTTGATGCTCCATGTTGCCTTCACCATTAACCAGATTAAAATCGAGCTTTACCACGCCGAAACTTCCAAGGATGCCAAGAATTATGAGAACACAAAAAACAAGTTGGATCGATGGATCGAGCGGTTCAGGCTATTGCGGAAAAATTCCACGTTCTTTTATATTGCCAGTTCCCTGGTGAATGCTGATTTTTTAGGACTTGATTATTTTAAGGAGCAGCTGGAGACCATGATATTTTCGGAAGTAGCATCTTCCATTTTTTCCATCACTCCAAAACTGGAAAAAGGAAAGCAGTTTTATCCAACATTATCACAGAAGAATTTTTACAAGGATGGGTTCAATTATTCCAGGGTAGATCAAATTGCCTGGGAAGAAGAGATCGAGGAACTGTCCCTGGACCTAAAATATATAAATCACGAACAAGCCATCGAGGGCGGGCTTGATACGGGGAATATGTGTTCCTTGGTTACCGGTCAGGACCAGGGGAAGGCAAACAGGATCTTAAAAGAATTTTATACCATTCCGGGTACCACTCAGCAATGGATTCCGGAACTGGGTGAGAAATTTGTCGAGTTCTATAAATACCATAAGGAAAAACATTTGTTGCTTTATCCGGATAGGTCCACGCATCAATATAAAAAGGTGGGGGAAGACCATGCTTCAAAATTCAAGAAAGCGGTTGAGTACGATAAGAAAGGAAATTCGACAGGCTGGACGGTGACCATAATGAATGAAGGTCAGGAGACCATAAGTCAGCAAGCGGAATTTGAACTGGCATTTATCATGCTGGAGGGATCACATCCGGAACTTCCGGAAATATTAATGGATCAGCACAACTGCAAATGTTTGAAGTCTTCAATGGAAGGAGCAGAGAAAATCCTTCGGGTCACTCCAAACGGGGAGAAATCAATTCACAAAAATAAATCTTCAGAAAAATTACCGGAAGAGCACCTTCCAATGCGCTCTACAAACTTCAGTGATGCGTTTAAGTATTATATATGTCGGCCGCACTATTTTGAGAAAATCGCAGGTAACAGGATTCAATTTACCGGTTTGCCGGGGGTACGATAACAACATTGCTCCCCAAATGCTCAACTTATAGCCCTGATTTCCCTCGCAAAATCTGTAATTCTTTGAAAATCAACAATCAAACCCCTTTGGCAATGCGCGATTTTATATCTGTTGCACAGAAGAG